TGCCGCCATCACGCTTAAGTAAGTACGCGCTCATCCTTGCCTCGCTACGATTGTAGCAGACAGTCGTTGCAAGCAGCGATTTTCGTAAAACTCTAAGCCTTTTCAATGCCTTAGAGTTTATGGTGCCGCTTACAGGACTCGAACCTGTGACCCCCGCATTACGAACGCAAGAGATATCGCGGATTTCTGCCGATAGCTGACCGTTCCGAACCGGGCCAGACGCAAATTTAGCCTGCGAAATCAGTGAAGGCTCTCGGTCAACACCGGAGGCTCACCGGAGCGCTTTAGGCTGGTCATCCCCATCCCGCCGGACGGCGGGGCTTCATCACGCACACGCGGGCGCGGCTGTCGCATGCGATTCAGCCAGCCCTTTTGTGCGTCCTGAACACTTCGGTTGGGGAAGCCGAATGTCGTACGCATCAGCGCACGGGACTACCAAGATCATTACCGGCCTTGCGGCCAAGCTCGGGGGAAAGGTTCGCGGCGGCGATCCGGTCCACCGCCATTCGATCGACGAGAACGCACCCGACGCGCAGCCCTGGGAGTATAATCGGTTTGCCACGTCGGCCGAGCGGATCGCGACAGTCGAGACGCTGGTCCAAACCGCTCAGGAACTCAGCGCGCTCCATTACAAGCGCTTCCCGCGTAAGCAGCTGTTCGCGCTGAAGGCGGGGCATAGTGCGCTGACGGCCGAAATAGAGAGGCTGATGGGCATGTCCCCGACCGAGCGGCCAGTCGGCCGCCTCGCGGTAGTCCGTCAGGAACTGGCCGCGATCGAGGCCGAATTGGACGAGGCCGAGAAACGGTTGCGCCCCGTCGACGTGAATGTGCTGCGCGCGATCCTTTCGTTCATGTGCGGAAAGACCGGCCGAATGTTCCCCTCAGGGGAAGAGATCGCGGCTAGGGCAATCTGCTGCGTGAAAGGAGTATGGCGTTCACTCGCCCGTCTACGGCACCACGGCTTTATCGATCGGATCAGGCGGAGCCGTAAGAAAGCGGACTGCGATGGACACTTCGGCCCGCAGCGGGAGCAGACCTCCCACGCGTATTTCCTGAATCACCGACGCACTATGGCGAAGCGCATCTACCAGCGCTTTATCCAGCTTCGTGAGATGCGCTGGAAGCGGCTAGGCAAAAACACCCCAGTGCCTGTCTCTGCCGTCCCAGAGGCCCCTAAGGCCGTTTTAAGGGGCAATTCTCCCCTCGCCGACGCCATCCACCGGCTCGGTATCTCTCTCGCAAACGCGAATCCCTGAAAGTCCATGTATCAGGACCTTAAGAGCTAAGTGGATGAGGAGTCGCTATCGCGACACGTTGATTTGACTGCCGACCCTGTGGAAACCGATTGCCTGCTTGTCCCCCCGGGCCGAAGCGGATCACCCCACGCACCTGAACGCCAAGATTTGGCTGTCGGGACGGGCGGCTTGCGCCGCCCAGGGCTATCGATGGGGGGAGAGCACGAACCGTGCCACCCCATTTCGGCCGATCGCACGCGGACAGGTCGTCCGGGCTTGCTTCGCACCGCATCAGGGTGCATCAAATCGCAACGGGTGCAGTCGCTGATATCGCTTGATTTCCTGCAACGCAGGGCCTTCGACTGCATCAAATGCGACCCAAGAAGCCTGCGGGCGAGGCGCGGGGGCAAGCGCGGCGCGCCGGGTTGAGGTTTTCAGCGCGTAATTTTGTTGCGCGAAATAAAATTACAAAACCTTTGAAATTTTATTACAAAATATAATTTTATAACAAATTATACAATTTTGCACGGTTCCTCTTGATATGCGCCCCGGGAAGTTCCGGGGCGCGTGCGATTATTCAGAACTATCGGCAAATCGGGTAGTTGCTGATGATCACCTCGCCCACGCGCTTCGGCGCGGCCCCGCCGATCGTGTAGGTGGTTTGCTCGCTGGCGATCATGAACGCCGCAAAGCATTCGCGTACCCCCGGGGTATCGTTGAGCGAGAGCACGAACTTCCCCCGGATACCGCCCAGCTGGGCTGCGAGGCGGGCGAAGTCGTCACGGCTGAACACCTCGACGCCATAGTCGTCCTCGCAGCCCCAGTAGGGCGGGTCGAGATAGAACAGCATCCCGGGGCGATCGTAGCGCCGGATGAAATCGGCATAGCCCAGCTGCTCGATCACGACGCCACACAGGCGATCGTGCAGGTCCGCGAGATCCCGCTCCAGGCGCAGCACATTGAACCGGGCCGCGCTGCTACTGTCGACGCCATAGCTGCGACCGGTCACCTTGCCCCCGAATGCCAGGCGCTGGAGATAGAGGAACCGCGCCGCGCGTTGAATGTCGGTCAGGTGTTCGGCGGGCAGGGCCTGCTGCCGCTGGAATTCGGCTCGGCTGGCCATGAGCCAGCGCATGTGGTCCATCAGCACCGTATAGTGCTCCCGCACCACGCGGAAGAAGTTCACCACGTCGCCGGATATGTCGTTGATGAACTCGGCTTTCGGCCGCTGTCGCCGGCGAAGGAAAATCCCGCCCATGCCCACGAACGGCTCCGCATAGCCGTCATGGTCGGTCTGATCGATGATGGGGACGATCCGGCCGGCAAGGTTGCGCTTGCCGCCGATATAGCCGGCCGCCGGCTTGGTGGCGGCGATAGCGATACGATTGGAATTGGTTGACATAACGAGAGCGATACAGTCCATGCGCCCCGCCCGTTGCGCGGGTGCGGGGTGGCCAGGTCGGCCAATCTGGTCATGGCGAGGCTTGCTCTCGTCGTCGGTGCGGGGTGCAACCCGCTCGACCCCGCTCCAGCATCATGGAATCGCGGACAACGCCCGCCTGTTGTCGCGTGGGCGAGTACAACAGCTTGGGAATTAGGGCGCAAAGCGCTCGATCAGCGATGTCTGATCAAACGTCCGCTCGCACCGCTTTGATGCCTGAAAGCGGCGTGGCAGGTTTCGCCCAGACTCGGCCGTTCAGACCGCCATCCCCGCTCCCCAACTCCTGCCATTCATTCATCATTACCACAAACATTCGATTGGCGCGATTTGGGACGAACCCGTCATTCCTGCTCAGTCCGTAAATGCCAGCTTCCGACACGAGCCGACGTTCGCGCATTCAGCGACCTTGGCTCATTTAACGTGCAAACTTGTTCGATTGCCCTCTGACGAGTCTCAAGAATTCGATCGCGGATAGCCCTCGCTCTCGTACATCTTGAAAACGCGTCGCTCGCACGTGCTATTGATCGGTTCGCATCAATGTGGTTCAGCAGTCTACATTGGCACGGTCGCGCGGAAGCGCCGGCCGACCCAGGGGTAGTCTAGAATGACGGAACAGCGATGACGATCACAATCCTCGGCACTGCCGTCGACGCCCGGACCAACACGCCGGTGGTCTATACGCAAATGACAATTCCCGAATATCTGACGATCGTTGGTACGCGATTTGAGGAGTTCCACCTTCAGCGCAAGCGTGAAAAGCACAAGGCGTATGGGCGGCTCGAGGCGGACATCAGAGATGGAGCGCTCCTCCCCTCCATCACGCTCGCTGTGAAACCTGAGAGGGTCGCCGACGCTCTGCCTGCGCTTAGCGATTATCTTGCGGACTCAGGCGCGGCAGGTGCGCTGGCCGACGCGCTGAACTCACCTGGGACGGTCGATATTCTGGATGGGCTGCAACGCACATATATCATGCGGGATCTCGAGAGCCGAGGTGAAACGTTTAAGCGGGATCAGAAAATACTGGTCGAATTCTGGCTCGAGCGAGATCTGCACAACCTCATTTATCGGATCATAGTGCTGAATGCCGGCCAAAAGCCCATGTCGATCCGACACCAACTTGAGCTGCTCTTCGCGTCACTGCAGGAGTCGATTCTGAGGCGGTTACCTGGCGTCGAAATCTACTTGGAACGGGATAATACCCGGCGTACTCGGCCCAAGAAATTCGCCTTTGATGTAGTCGTTAGTGCGTACCAAGCAATGATCACAGGCTCTCCAGAGATCCAGAAGGCTAATCTCGTGGCCAACGAGCTCATAGAAAGCAGTGCGCTAGATCTTGGCGAACAGGGTGTTTCCGAGCAGTTTGACCGCTTCGTTGAGATGCTGAGGCGATACGTTGAGTTCGACGAACAGGCCGCTCGGATCTATGAGGGAGGGATGGCTATCGCTGACGTCGATGACGATGCCAATTCCAGTGGTGCGGGTCAGAAGGTCGCGACGGGTATTACTAACTGGTTTGCGACGAGCAACGTTATGTCCGCCTTCTTCGCTGCGGTCGCCCAGTTCGGGAACGGCGACCAGCGCAGGCGCCGTGTAGAAGAGGCGCTGAACGAGCTGGGGCGAGCGTTGGAGAGTGCGCCAGTAGGAACGGACCCCCTTGGGCTCGAGGATTTTGCGAAGCTTCGGTCGGGCTTCAATCCTCGCAAAGTCAACGTTGGCGTCGCCACGCGCCGACTTCTCACCAACGGGTTCAAGGAATACTTCCGCGAGGGAGGCGAGGTTCCGCTTGCCGGATGCTGGACGCTGGCGGCCGAGTAAATGGACGCCGCTGAGATCGTCGCCGCTGCAACTGCTGGTCTTTTGCCGAAGGTTGAGGACGTAGATCCCTCAACCGCGCGAATGGAGGGCGATTGGTTGGCCGTCAGCGGCCGCGTCGTCATGCCCGTGGACGGTGTAGCCTGGGCTCTTGATCGGACTACCGATCTTCCAATTTTCGACGAGCTCAACGCTACCTTGGGTGTTCTCTGCCTCGTTGCGGGCCGGGCGGCCGGGAGATTGCAGGATCTCACACGTTACCAGTACACGGCGTTACTAGCTGACGCGCCTAACGTCGACGGCCTAGTTGGATCGGTGCTCTTCTCGCGTGACTACGTGATAATTGAGGAGGGCGCGTTCGCGCGGTACGTTGAGCATTACCGGTCGGGCTCCGCGATCTGGGGTGGCTTTAGCCATGGTGAGTCCCCAGCCGAAGACTCGGGCGTCATTACCGAAATCCGAGCGCGACGAGACGTTATTGCCCCCACTCCTCACCACATCAGCTCTTTCCGCCGTCTTACACGGGCGACAGGCCCGCGCGAACAGTTTCTGCGAACATATCATACAATAGAGCTGCTGTTTGACTACATCACCTATCGCCATTTGGTGAAAGCGGGTGACGATCTCGTTGATTTCGGAAAGATTATGTCTGTCTATCAGCGAGCCGAGCTTGCGAGACTCAAGGGAATTTTGCGAGAATTTTGTCGCGATTTTGACGCGGTAGCGGCGACTATGGTGAAATTAGGAGAGTTCCTGGATCGGGCGCAGGACATGTTCCAAGTTCACGGAAAAGACGGAAATCCTCTTGGGGAGGAACCGAAGTGGAACGCGTTCTGTGATTTGATCGAGGCGGGTTCGCTCGAACGTTCGAGCGTGAAGACCACCATCCTAGCGAAAAACGACGAAGCCTTCGACACCTTGTTCGCGAACCTCGCCGCCTATCTAATCTACCGAATGAGAAGTTCGATCGCGCACAGCCGCATCGGGGAGTACCTGCTGACGGATGCGGACGACGCAATGATCGCGGGCTTCGGCCTGCCCCTTCTGCAGGAAGTGGCAGGACAGGTTTTCGGCAGCGCGGAGCTCGCGGCATTGGTAGCCTGAGTAAAAAGCCGCCAGCTAACCGCGAGCGTGGTCAGGCTATTTGTTGGAAATGAACTTACGCGATTTTTGAAAGATGAATTAAAGGAAGGTTCCGGGACTGGTAAAAATGCCCGCTGAACGTTGGCATCTGGCGCGCTGCTTGCGGGCCGCTCGACGGGACAGGAATGGCGGGTTCCGGCAAAAGTAGCCGTTTACGCCTGCGCCGTGGAACGGCTTGAGTTGGTCGTCAGCTGTCGTGGCGCCGTCCATGAACAGACGGCCGTTATCGTCCTTGCGCACCGGAAAGCTGCCGGGCCGCTCGCCACCACGAGCAGACATATCGCGATCGCCGACTTGCGGGCGTTCGATGTCGAGCATAGGTTTCCGCGATGCACGAACGACTTGTTTTGTTGCCGCTTCTTCTTGTGGTTCCAACTGCGGCACAAGCTGACTGCCCTTCCGCTTTCACTCCGGCTAATCTCAAGGTGGTGCGGCCTACAATGCCCCCGCTGCCACAAAGGGATCGGTATCCATATCCCCAAGCCAAAGTCCGGGTAACCTGCAAGATCAAGGCAGACGGCCACTTAAGCGCGTGTTCGTCTGACCTGGATGATGAAAGAGGGCCTGCGCTCGCGGCCTACGTGGCACACTGGCAGGTGTCAGCGCCTCGCCAACGTCGCTGTCCGGTTCGCGGGCGGCAGTTCATCGCCAAGTTCAGGCTGTGGAACGGCGATTAACCACCAGAGACGGACAGGCCGGTTACATCAAGCTTTGCCGTTCGCCCCTCCCTGGCGCTCATACGGCCGGAACCGCACCGCCTCGAGCCCCAGCCAATCGTTGAGCTCGAGCATCCGCATCATGAGCGGATCGATTTCCGCCTGGTGGAAGACGTCCGCCGCTTTCGCCACATCGCCAAATCCGCCCGTGTTCTGCGGCACGACGCCGAGGAGCACCGGCGGGACGCGGTGCGCCGCCAGGACGTCGTCGCGGGTCGTGCCCTTGACACCCATGAACTCATCCTTGGCGGCGGCCTCACCGACCGGGATGACCTTCACCCCGTCCTTGTCACCGCCTGGGATGTGCAGGAAGATGTTTCGGAAGTTGCCCGGCCCCTTGGACTCTGCGATCGCCGCGTCGAGATCGTCAGCATCCGCGTCCGCGAACTTCTCCTCCGACACATACAAGATGTAGCCGGCGTGACTGCCGTTTGCGAAATACCGGCGACGGAAAACGGTCGCCGCCTCGTTGAGCAGCCCCGACTGCAGCGCCGATAGCCATTCGGGCAGGCCATAGATTTCCTGCGCCAGGTCCTCCTCCCAAAGGTGAAAGACGCTGCCAGGCAAGAAGGTGGTTGCCTGGCGATACCCGTCGATCCAGAAATACTCATCATCCCGGCCGCGCCGCGTGTTGATCGCCGGTGCATTGACCAGCGTCATCGCCCGCCCGGCCAGGTTGTTGCGCCGTTCCAAATAGGCGTTGCCCATCGCCAGGAAGTTTAGCGCGAACGCCCCGAAGTTTTTCCGATCGAGCCAGCGCGACGGCTCGAAATGGCGCACCAGCTGGTTGACCTTGTACTTCAGCGCCGAGCTATGATGCGGCGACATGTGACGCGATCGTGCCAGCGCCTCCATCTTGATCGGCGGTTCATACCACCGGCCGTTAAACCGCGCCTCGGCATTACGCAGCAGGTCGCGCCGATCGAGGACGCCCTCCGGCTCGCCGAAGTGGAAGGCCCGCCGGCGCTGGACGGCCGGGGCGCTGGCGCCGATCGGCGGGGTCGCGGCGATCGCGGTGGTGGCCACGGGGTTCGCGCCGGCGCTGGCGATCGTCGGGGGCGTCTGATCCATTACCTCTTCCAATTCTCAGGCGTGATTTGCGATTGCCGGTGTTGACCGGGTCGAGCGGTTCGTTGTGGAGGACGTGCATGATCGCCCAGGCGAGATCCGCGTGGCCGGTTTCGCCGGCGCGGCTGGCGACATAGGTGATCTGCTTCTGCGCGCCGGTGAGCTCGGCGCGGATCGACATGAAACTCTGCGCGATATCGAGCGCACCGCTGTCGAACTGGATGCGGCGGCTGGAGAAGACGTTTTTCGCCTTCAGGACCATCTCGGTCTTGACCGCGACATTGTAGTCGATGCGGCGCGCGGTCGGGAACGAGTTGCGGATGACCTTCCAAGTCGCCGCGCCCATCCCCGTGCTGTCGACGGCGATGTAACCGACATTGTAGCGATCGCGGAACGCCAGCACGAATGCCGCCAGCTTCTCGAAATCGCATCCCTTCAGGCGATGCTTTTCCAGGACGCGGAAGACGCCGCCCGGCTTGTCGGGTGGTGCCAGCACGACCACGGCCGCCTCGTCGCCGGCTGCGCTTTCCGCCGGGTCGACACCGATATGGACCTCGCGATCGCCATAGGGGCGCAGCGCATAGGGATCGTAATCCTTCGACCAGGCGTCCCAGCTGTCGACCATCGCCCGCCGCATGAGGGCGAACGGGAACATCGACGAACTATCGTCGACGAAATTGCACATGAACAGGTTGTCGAAGATGTCGGGCGCATAGCGCTTGCGCAGCCTCTCGATGTCGAACAGGTCGCACCCGCCCGCCTCGGCGTCCATGATCGAAACGCGTTGCCGCCAGATGCCATCGGGGCCGAGGATGCCGCGCCGCAGGTCGTCGTCGCTGAATTCGAATTTGACCCGCTCGGACTTGTCGCGGCCGTCATTGTATTTCTCGCCCGACCAGGTGCGGTAGGCTTGGTGCGCGATCGTCGACGGCGTCGAGAAATAGGTGATGCGGTATCGCTTTTGCGACGCCATGGCGCTGGCCACGTCGTCGATCTGGTCGAAGCCGTAAATCCAGAAGGCTTCGTCGACATAGACGTCGCCGTGATAGCTCTGCGCCGTCCGGTAATTGGTGCCCAGGAAGTAAAGCTTCGGGCTCTCGCCGTTAGGCCCGGTCACGCCCTCCAGGTCCAAGACGATCGGGTCGCCTTCCAGCTTAACACCTGTCACCGACATCACGAAGTCGACGATATATTGCCGGAAATTATTGGCCTGCGCCCGGCTGGCCGAAATAAAGATTTGGTTGTTGCCCGTCTCCAGCATCCGAATGAATGCTTCGCGGGCGAAATAATAGGTCGCGCCGATCTGGCGGCTTTTCAGAATGAAGCGCGTCGACATCGCGGTCGACGACATCAGGTCATCCTTGGGACCACGCCATGCCAGCTGATAAGCGAACAGGCCCTGCTCGAATGCAGCCTTCAACTCGCCGATGTGGTCGCTGGTCAGGAAATTCTTGCGGGCCTTTTTCCGCTCGCCCGCGTTGCGGGCCGCGATCCTGGGGTTCAGGTCGCCCTCATGGCCGTCCGGCGCATTGTGGCGTCGGACGCGCGCCTGGCGCTCCAGCAGCCGCCCGAGCGCATCCATGCTTTTCAGGTCAGCGCCGGTGTGGTGCTCCTTCCAGATGAGCAACTGCAGCCGCGCCTCCAGCGCCTGGTCGACGCGATCCAGCGGCGCGGTCTCCTCCCACTTGTCGCGCGATTTCCAGCTTCGGATCGTATTGGCGTTAAGGGATAGCAGTTCGGCGATCTGCTCGCAGTCATAGCCCTGCCAATAGAACAGCTTCGCCTTGCGGCGCGCGTCGAAGGTAGGAGTGGCCAGGATCATCGCCGGTGACGCTAGACGCGGCCGGGGGTGCGACGATCGCCCCGCCTGTTGTCACGCTCTGGCTTACAACATCACCGCGTTGCGATTTGGGGCCTCTCCGCGCCTGTTGCGGGCTCCGGCGCGGCCGACTGTCCCCCTTTCCGGTCGGTCGCGCCACCCTGTTTCCTGTCGGAGCTCGCGAGACCGCCCATGCCCAAGACCCGTATTTTCCGCGTCGCTGTCGAGGGCGATACCGTCGACGGTCGCACGATCGAGCGCAGCTGGCTGGTCGACGCGGCCGAGACCTACAACCGCGACACCTATGGCGCGCGCGTCAACATGGAGCATATTCGCGGCGTCACGGCGGACAAGCCCTTCAAGTCCTATGGCGACGTGCTGTCGCTGTCGACCGAGGAGGTCGAGCTTTCGATCGGCGGCAAGAAGGTCAAGAAGCTGGCCCTGAATGCCGAGATCGAGGCGACAGACGATCTGGTCGCGATGAACAGCGACAAACAGAAAATCTACACGTCGATCGAAATCCAGCCGAATTTCGCCAATACCGGCAAGGCGTATCTCGTCGGCCTGGCCGTCACCGACAGCCCCGCCTCGCTGGGGACCGAGGTGCTGAATTTCGCCCTCAAGCACCCCGGCATGATCCGCACCGGGCCGCAGCCGCAGCAGCCCGGCAATGTCTTTTCGATCGGGATGGAGACGCGCTTCGAGCTCGCCTCCGGCGAGGTGGCGACGCCGCCCGCCGATAGCTCGGCCGGGCTGCTCGCTGCGGCGACCGCCTTTTTCACCAAGCTGACCAAGGGTGTGGGCGGTGATACCGCCCCGGCCGACCCGGTCGTGCCACCCGCGCCGACCCCGCCCGCCAATGACAATGAGGCGCAATTCTCGGCGATCGGGGAGGCCATGACGAAGATGGCGGCCGCCATGACTAAGCTGGGTGAGGAATTCCGCAAGGACCTCGGCACTTTGCGGGGCGAGCATTCGCAGCTGAAGGCGTCGATCGAGACGACCGAGAGCCCGCGCCAGCCGCGCCGCGATCCCGCCACCGGCGGAGCGACGCAGGCCTACAAGCGCGCCGAGTGCTGACCCGCTGTCCCGACCAACCCCGCGCCTGACCGCCCCTTTAGGACCCGCTTTCCATGAAGAACGACACTCGCAAGCTGTATAACAGCTATCTGGACAATATCGCCGAGCTCAATGGCGTCGACGACGTGACCGTCCGCTTTGCCGTCGACCCGACCGTGTCGCAGCGCATCGAGACCAAGCAGCAGGAATCGTCCGATTTTCTCGGTCGGATCAACGTGTTCCTCGTCGACGAACTTGAGGGCGAGACGGTCGGTGTCGTATCCGGTGGCCCGATCGCCAGCCGGACCGACGTTTCCACAAAGGATCGCCAGACCAAGGACCCGACTGGCCTGGTCGCACAGCGCTATCGCTGCGAGGAGACCGACTACAATACCCACATCAGCTGGGCCAAGCTGGACCAGTGGGCCAAATTCGACGATTTCGAAGTCCGGCTGCAGAACGTCATCGTCAACCAGCAGGCGCTGGACCGAATTCGCATCGGCTTTCGTGGCCTGTACGTGGCGGCCGAAAGCGATCTGGAGGCAAATCCCAACCTTGAGGACATGAACATTGGGTGGCTCCAGGAATTGCGCCTGAAGTCGCCTGCCCAGGTCATGGGATCGACGACCGCCAAGCCTGCTTCGGATCGCGTCAAGGCCGTCACCACGGCTGCTCCGATCAAGGTCGGCCCGGCCCAGGTCTACAAGAATATCGACGCCGTGGTGTATGACGGCATCGAGCTCCTGGCGCCGTGGCACCGCGAACGCACCGATCTGGTGGTCATCGTCGGCCGTAAGCTGATCCACGACAAATATTTCAAGGTCGTCAACAAGGATCACAAGGCGAGCGATCAGCTGGCAGCTGACGTCATCATGTCGGAAAAGCGCCTCGGCGGCCTGCCCGCCGTTCGGGTGCCGTATTTCCCTGAAGACGCGGTCCTCATCACCACCTTCGACAACCTGTCGATCTATGTGCAGGAGGAGTCGCGTCGGCGCGAAGTGCTCGAGAATTCGAAGCGCAAGCGGATCGAGGACTATCAGTCATCGAATGACGATTACGTGGTGGAGGATCATACGCTCGCTGCGCTGATCGAGAACATCAAGTTCGACGACACCCCGGCCGCGTGATGACCCCGGCGCAGCAGCACCGAGCCCTGATGCTCGGAGAGATCGCGGCCGAACAGACCGCGACCGCCGGTGGTAGGCGGCACGGTGTCGCTGCGACCGAATATGAGCTTCAGCGCGCGCGCCTGGGCGTCGATCTGCGCCGACTGCATGAGCTGCAGTCGGTCGAGCGCAAGATCGAGCTCAAGCGCCAGCTGCTGCCCGGCTATGTCGGCTGGGTCGAAGGCGTCATGGCGGCGAACGTCGCCAGCGAAGACGACATCCTGACCCATGTGATGATCTGGCGGCTCGACGTCGGCGATTTCGCCGGGGCCTTGCCGCTCGCCCGTTTCGTGCTTCGGCACGGACTCACCTTGCCCGAGCGCTTTAGCCGCACCGCGCCCACCCTGATCTGTGAAGAGATCGCGGATGCCGCGCTGAAGGCGCTCGGGCAGGACCAGGACTTCGATATCGCGATCCTTCGCGACGTCGAGGTCCTGGTCATCGACGAAGATATTTTCGACCAGGTCCGCGCGAAGCTGGAAAAGGCGATCGGCCTTTGCCTGGCGCGCGCGGCCGACACGATCGCGCCCGACGCGGACGGCCCCGCCGGTGCCCGTCGCGGTGCCCAGGAACAGGCGCTGCGCCACCTGCGCCGCGCCGTCGAGCTCGACGGCAATGCGGGCGTGAAGAAGCGCATCGAAAAGCTGGAGCGGGATATCCGCGCCGCCACGCCCGCCCCGGAATCGACCAATACCGCCCAGCACCCGGGCGATGAACAGGGGAAGTGACATGAAGCGTGTATCGATTTTTGTCCTGACCGCGACTGCCGCGCTCGCCGTGGCCGCTTGCGGACCGACTGCGCGGGAAAAGTGCGAGGGCGCTAAGGACGTCGTGACGTGCCTGGCCGCTGCAAATTCGGGCGGCGGTGCCGGGGATATGCTGGTCGGTGGACTGGCAGGTGCGGCGATCGCTTCGGCGCTGCACCGCCCGGCCGCGTCGTCGACGGTCATCCAGCACGTCGCCCCGTCGCCGGTCGGCTATCGTAGCGATCGTCGCGCCTATGGCTTCACGCCTGCCAAGAGCGTCATGACGACCACGACCACCCGTCGCGGACTTTTCGGATCGCGTACCGTGACCCGGACCACCCAATTCCGGTCGAGCTATCGCTCGCGCCGATGACCGGCTCGCCCCCCGGCGCTCGGGGGGCGGTTCATAGTCGCGCGATCGGCTTCGGCCGCAGAGCACGGCCCTTGATCCCCACCCCCCGTAAACCGGGGCGAGCCTTCCAGGATCTAGTCCATGTCCTTTGTCGCCGCGCCGCCCGCCCAGGATGCCCCGCCGATCGGCGACACGGTCGCCGGTGACGGCTGGTGGCCCGCCCTGTCGATCGCCGCCTTTCGCGCGTCCATCGATGTGCCCACCGCCGTCCCCCCCCATCGCGTCGCCGAGGCGCTGTTGGGTGGCTTCATCTCGGTCGATAGCGAGCTCGCCCCATGGCGCGCCGCACAGGAGGCAGCGGGCGTCGCCAGGCTGCAGGACGTGCCCGGCCCGACCAATCGCAAGATCGGCGACGAGCCGCGCCTGGTCGCGCTCTGGCGGCGCGCGGTCCATGCCTATGCCGCTTCCGACCTTGCCGACACCCAAAGCGACATCAGCGCGACCAATGACGGGCGCGCCCGGCATGAGGAACGCGCTTCCGGCGCGGGCGAGCATCAGCGCCAGGCGACCGTCGCCATTCGCGATTTCCTCGGCCGTCGCCGATCGCGGGTGCGGCTGCAATGACCGATACGATCCCCGCGCTTCAGGGGGAATCGCTCGACGCCCTGGTGTGGCGCGTGACGGGCCAGGGCAGCGGCGCGGTCGAGCGCGTGCTGCAGGCCAACCTGGGACTGGCGGCGATCGCCGCCTCCCTGCCCGAGGGGCACCCCGTCTTCATTCCGATCCTGCCCCGGGCGGCATCGGACCTTCCCCTCCTACAGCTTTGGGACTGACCATGGACAAGCTTTTGCATGAGGTGGTCGACTGGGCGCAGGCGTTCTTGCTCAGTCTCGTCCCTCCGGCGCTCGGCGCGATCGTCAGCCTTTTCTATGAGCCGGGCCTGACCTGGTCGGCGCGCGCTGCGCGTCTCTGGGTGGGCGTCACGATCAGCTATTTCGTAGGCCGGGCGCTCGGCGTCGTCGCCGATTTCCATCCCTATGTGCTGCAGGCGGTCGCCTTCCTACTCGGCCTGGTCGCGTATCGCGCCGCCCCCGCCTTTGTGGCCGGTGTCGTCAAGGCGGTCGGCGAAGCGCCAGCACTGGTACGCGACCGGGTGATTGGCCTGCTCCCCACGAAAAAGGACACCAAGTGATGGACGCGACGCCATCGGCGCCGACGCGCGCACCCGGAAAAAAGACGCTGGCGGCCGTGATCGGCAGCATGGGCGCGGCGCTGGCGCTTTTCACGATGATCCCCGCCGAAGAGAGCGGGCGTACGGTGAAGGCCACCGCCCGGCCGGACGGATCGATCGCGCTGAAGCACGTGTCGGGCAGGCAATATCTCGATGCCTATCTCGACATCGTGAAGGTGCCGACGGCCTGTGATGGCATCACCGGCGGCATCAAGATGGGCCAGCGCTACACGCCCACCCAATGCACGCTGATGCTTGAGCGGGATCTGGTCGCACACGCCCAGGGCGTGATCGACTGCGCGCCTGTCCTCTACGGTCGGGAAGCACAGGTCGTGGCTGCGGTGTCGCTGGCCTATAATATCGGCGTGCGTCGCTTCTGCGGATCGACCGCGGCGCGGCTTTTCCGCGCCCGGCAATGGCGCGCGGCCTGCGACGCCATGCTGGCATGGAAATATGCGGGTGGCCGGATCGTCCCCGGCCTGGTCGCACGCCGGACCCGCGAACACGCCCTTTGCGTAAAGGACCTGTCGTAATGATCCGCTCGCTTTTTGCGAAGCTGCGCGCCGAGGCCAGCTTCATCGTCCTGCTCGCCGTCGCTGCGGCGGGGGCATGGCTCTATGTCCAGTACCGCCAGATGGCGGCCGATCGCGACGGAGCTGTCCGGGTCGCCGAGAAGATCTGCGCCGGTGCCGGTGTCGAATGGGCGGCGACCAAGGGGGCCGCGCGCGGCACCCTTTGCGCCCGCCGCGTCACCGCGCTGGCGCGATATGAGCGTGATGTCGCCCAGCAATCCGCCCAGCTGCTCGCCGACGAAATCAAGGCCGCCAGCGCCCGCACCCTGCGGGACAATCTCGCCGCGCGTGACGCGGCCGAAGCGGCCCGCGCCGCTGCTCTCAGAATGGAAGCCGCCGATGAAAAAGCCGACCATCGTGACATCGTCGATTATGAATGGACTTCTGCTGTCAATGGCGCTGCCGGGCTGCGCGCCCCGACCCGCTGATCTGCCGCCCCCGCCCGTCGTGGTGAAGGTGGACCCGCCCAAGCCGCCCGCCGACCTGCTGACCTGCGCCGATCGTCCGGCCGGATTGCCCGAGGACCGCGACCTGGTCGCACAAATCCCCCGCACGCTACGCGCAGGCATCATACGCCTGGCCAAGGCATTCGCCGCCAACGCGCAGCGCGTCGACCGGCTGACCAACTGGATCAGCCCCGGCACGTGCCCGGCCGGGGCAAAATCCGCCGATGATTAAGCCCGCCTCGCTTCGTGACGCGCTGACCAGGGCGCTGCCCGAATATGCGACCAATCCGCAGAATCTGGTGATCTTCATCGACAAGGGGCGGCTCGTGTCGCGCCTTGCGCCAGGCCTCGGCTATGAATGGCGCTATACGATGCGGCTCGAATTCCGCGACTGTACCTCAAGCCCGGATCAAATCGCGGTCCCGCTCCTGGTCTGGCTCCGCGAGCACCAGCCCGAACGGCTTCTCGATTTCGCGCGCGAGGATAATGCGCTCAATTTCGCGGCGGACATTCTCGACGAGAAAAGCTGGGACCTGGCCTTCGCCTTCGAATTGTCCGAGGCGTGTACCGCACGCGAAACGGCGGGCGGCTGGGATGTCGAGCACCATGCCGAACCGCCGATCGCCGGGGAACGCCCGATCGGCGGGCCGTTGTCGGGGGTATGGCTGGGCGAGACGCCTCTGGTCCCATGAGCGAGCTTGACGAGATCGCACGCGGACGGGGGGCGGATGCACGCGCCGCACGACGGACGCTGAAGCGGCGCGCCGCCTCGGCCGAGGCGGGACGCGATAGCGCCTTTGACGACTTTTCCCCGCTGATTGGTGCGCTGGAGGATCTGGCCAGCCGCCTTGCCCCGGCCGAGCGCACCAAGCTGACGCGTGCGATCGCCGTCGATCTGCGCGCCGCCAACGCCAAGCGCCTGCGCGCCAATGTCGAGCCCGAGGGCGGCGACATGGCCCCGCGCAAGCGCAAGAAGAGCGGGCGGCTCCGGGCCAAGCGCATGCGCGATGAAAATTCCCCGTCGCGATCGGCGCGCAAGTCGGTGCGACAGGAAAAAATGTTCCAGCGGGCGAGCGAGCCGCGCTACCTCCGGCGCGAAAGCACCGCCGGGGAAGCCCGTGTCGGCTTTGTCGGGGCCATGGCCCGCATCATGTCGGTCCACCAATATGGTCTGCGTGACACCGTGACGCGTGATCCCAATTCGCCACAGGTGGCTTATCCGGCCCGCGTCGTGCTGGGCATGACTGCCGACGATCGCCTTCGCATTCTGGACCAGGTCAGCGCCACGATTCAGCCATAAGCCCCCTGTTGTCATGCCCGCCCCGACAACAGCGGGCGATGGCATAGCGGGGCGATGCGCGGCGTAACCGGCGAATGGCCGCGACCACCTCCAGCACCGTCGACCTTTCGCGCCTGGCGCAGCCGACCATTATCGCGCCGGTCGAGTATGACGCGATCTTCGGCCAGATGGTCGCACGCCTCAAGACGATCCTGCCCAGCTTCGACGCGACCGTTGAGAGTGATCCGGCGGTCAAGGTGCTGCGCGTCGCCGCCTATTACCGGATGCTCGATCAGCAGAATTTCAATGAGCGATTGGTGTCGCGCCTGGTCGCCTATGCCACCGGCTCGACGCTCGACCATATCGGGGCCGAGATCGGCGTCGCCCGCCTCACCCTGATCCCCGCCGATGCCACGACCGGCGCGCCTGCCGTCATGGAAGACGACGACGATTTGCGCGCGCGCATCGTGCTGGCGCCCGAGAAATTCGCGGCGGCCGGGCCGGAGCTGGCCTGGGTCGCCCATGCCAAGGATGCCAGCGCATCGGTGCTCGATGCCAGCGCCACGTCCCCCGCGCGGGGCGAGGTGCTGATTTCGGTGCTGTCGCGTGACGGCGACGGCACCGCCTCCGCGTCGCTGCTCGATGCCGTCCGCGCGATCGTCACCGACAAGAAAATCCGCCCGCTCGGCGCGCTGGTGACGGTCGCCAGCGCCAGCCTGAAGCCCTTTGTCGTGACGGCGCGGCTTTGGACCTTCGCCGGTCCCGACGCCACGCTGGTCCTGGCCTCCGCCCGCGCCAGTCTGGACGCCTATCTCGCCAAGTCCCGCAAGCTCGGGCGCAATATCACCCTGTCGGCCCTGTCGGCCGCGCTGACCGTCGAAGGGGTGCAGCGCGTCGTGATCGATACGCCGCTCGCCGAGATCGTCTGTGATCCGACCCAGGCGGCATCCTGCACCGCCATCACCATCATCCACGCGGGCTACGATGAATAGCCTCCTGCCCCCCAATGCGACCCGGCTGGAGCGCGCCTTGGAAGCGGGCATTACGCTGCGCCCGGTGGTCGACGCGGCTGCCATGGCCGAGGTCATCGATAATGCGGCGCTCGCCCCCGCCTTCCTCCTGCCATGGCTGGCCTATGGCAGGTCGGTCGACGCCTGGGACGCCGACTGGTCGGAGGCCGATCGCCGCGCCACGATCGCCGAATCGATCCCGATGCACCGGATCAAGGGGACCCGCGCCTCGGTGGAGACGGTGCTGGGCCGCTTCGATCGCCGCGCCCGCCTGGTCGAATGGCATGAGGCCAGCCCGCGCCGCCCCACTAACACGTTCGACGTGATCGTCCCCATGGTGCTGGAGGATGGCACCGCGCCCGGCGGTCGCCGCGCCTCCGCATCTTTCGCCGACGCGATCGTGCGCGAGATCGCGCGGGTGAAGCCGCTGACCGAGCATATGCGGCTGGTCCAGGAAATCCGCGCAGCGGGTGCCGTGGGCATCACCGGCGTCGTGCGCGCCTTCGCCTATACCCGCGCCGACGCCACCATGACCATCGACCGATCGCCCGACTGGGCCGCCTATCTCCAGACAGAGGATGGCGAGCCGATCGAAGCGGGTGACGGCACCTTTCTGGACACCCGCCCATGACCGCGCTGATCCTGACCATGACCACGGCCGGGCTGGGCCGCTTCACTGCGGCGCAGACCGATACCGGCGTCGACCTGACCGTCACCCATGTCGGCCTGAGCAATACCGAATTCATCGCCGCGCCGACGCTGACCGCGCTGCCTGGCGAATTTCGGCGGGTGGATACGGTGTCGGGCGCGCGGGTCGCCGACAATATCGTGCATATGACCGTGCAGGACGATGCCGCGCTGTCCTATTCGGTGCGCGGCTTCGGCCTTTTCCTGGGCGACGGCACGCTATTCGCCACCTATTGCCAGCCGGTGGTCCTGGTCGAGAAGTCGACCGGATCGACCCTGGCGCTGGCGATCGACATCGCCTTCCCTGAGGCGACGGCCGCCAGCATCCGCTTCGGCGACACGAATTTTCTCAATCCGCCCGGCACGACCGAGGTCAAAGGGGTGGTCGAGCTGGCCACGCTGGCAGAGGCCAATGCGGGTGATGCGACCCGCGTGACGACGGGCGCGATCGTCAAGGCGATGATCGCCAGCGCACTCGATATGGTCACCCAGGCGCTGAATGGATTGACCGGCAAGACGATCTACGGCTCCGGCCTGGTCAAGGGCGGTGGCGACCTGACCGGCAATCGCACACTGACGGTCGACGCCGCCAGCGCGGCCGAGGTGCTGGCGGGCACGCGCGGCGATGTCGCTATCACCCCGGCGGGCCTCGCTGCCCTGGCGGGTACGATCGCGACGAACGGCGAATTCCAGATTGCGCCGGGCATTTACGTCAAGATCGGCCTGACATCCGGCCCGCATGGCGAGGGTCCAATCGAGATCGCATTCGCCACGCCATTCCCCAATGCGTGCCTTTTCGCCGCCCCGATCGCGATCAATTCGCGCGGGGACATACGCTGCGACAGCTACGCCCAGGAGCGCGCCCTGACCGCGTCGACCTTCACGGCCTTCGTCCAGAAGCAGGCGAGCGACAGCACCAATATCGACGCGATCCGCTGGATCGCGATCGGCCGGTAAAAGGACTAGCGCCATGGCCAAAATCTCCGAAATCCCCTTGCTCGCCAAGCCGATCGGCAATGAGCTGGCGGTCGTCGCCGACCCGGCCGACGGCTACAAGAGCAAGCGCGCACCCATCGCGGACCTCGCCAATGCGGCCGTCGCCCCGGCTGTCACCCAGGCGCTGGCCGCGCGGGACGAAGCGGTCGCCGCGCGCCAGGCTTTGCAGATTGTCGAAGGGGCGCTCCTCGATCCACTGGAATATGAGCGGTCGGGCTACGCCGAATTCCTCGTCGACCGCGACTTCAATCTGGTGAGCGGGACCAAGGCCAATGGCCTTGGCCTCGCACCCTATAGCGTCGGGGGACAAATCGTCGAGCCGCTGGCGGCGCTGGAATATGAGAGGTCGGGGTTTAGCGGCTTCACCGTCGACGCCGATTTCAATCTCATACAGGGCACCGGCGACGCCGGGCATTCGGCGGTCGATCTGTCGATCCTTGAATATGAGCGGTCCGGCTACAGCCGCTTTACCGTCGACGCCGATTTCAATCTGATCGAGGGTCAGAAGCAGGCCGTCGCGCTGCCCGCGCCGATCGCCGTCGACAGCTATGTCGTGGTCGAGCAGATGGACGGCGCGGGAAATCTGCACGTCTATTCCGAGCATCGGGCCACGGGACGCCGTGTCCAGCTGTCGACGGCGGGCACGAAGAATGACCTGCGGCGCGTCACCGGCGATGGCTACGCCGTCTATGCATCCGACCGCCTCCCGCGCCCCGCAGGCGGGCTCTTTGCCGCGCCGGTCAATGGCGGCGCCGAAGTCTCCGTCCTCCCATATCTTGCCCTTGTGGGCTTCGGCGACAGTCAGCAAGGCATGGGCTCCACCGATAACACCGGCTCGGTGCATGTCGCCGCCCAGCAGCTTGGCTTCCCTACCGCCCGGCAATTCGGTGTCGGGGGGCAAAGCGCCAGCCAAGCGGCGTCGCGGCTCGTCTCGGTCCCGATGACGCTGGCGAACGGTACCATCCCCGCCAGCGGCTCGGTGGCCGTCACCGTCCTGGGGGCCGATCCGATCACCGGCGGAATGCCGAACATGAAGATCCGCTACCTCATCGCGGGCGTGTCGATGATCCTGACCCGCGATACCAATGGCAGCGGGGCCTATACGCTGACCCGCCAAGTCGCGGGGGCGGCGGTGTCGGTCGCCCCTGGCACGATAGCTTATGCGATGGGGGCCTCGATCATCGGGGGCGGCGATCCGGTCGACTATCCGCGCGACTGCATCGCCATCATCCAGCTGGGCCGCAATGACTTCGACACGATCGAGAGCAATGTCGCGGCCATCCGCACCATCATCGGGTCACTGACCCCGCTGACCCGCCGCTTCATCATCCCCCTGGTCCTACCGGCCGGGACCGGCCTCGACGGCTCTGTCATCGATCCGATCGAGCCCACGGGCAGCGAGCGGCGCGGACGTGTCGAGGCGATGAATACCGCGCTCCGCACCGCATTCGGCGACGCCTGCCTCGATCTGCTGCCCATCATGCAGGCGCATGGCAATGGCAGCGCCGAGGACAATAGCGACATCGCGAGCGGCTATGTGCCGCGCTCGCTGCGCACCGACTTTCTCCACGCCAACGAAGCCGGGCGCGCCGTGCAGGGCCGCTACGGTTACGCCCCCCTGATTCAGCAAAAAGGATGGACCCAGCAATGAGCGGTCAATTTCAGCGCCAGCTTACCCGCAATGGCATGCCGGGTTTCAAACCGCAGCGCGACGAAGCCGTCGACGCGGGGACCGTCGCTCTTTTCGATTTCGCGCATGGCTGGGGCTATGCCGATCAGGCCAATCCGGTCGCCGCTGCCAGCCAGCTGCGCAATTACGTGCGCCTCGGCGGGAGCGCCGTCACCGATACCGGCGTGCCCTGGGCGTCCGGCATGGCGAAATTCGACACGGTGGGTCAGTCGATCACCCTTCCGCCGGAATGCCGCTTGCCCGCCGATTGCACCGATTTCGTCGTGTCCTTCTGGGCCAAGATTCCCAAGACCGGCTACCCGACCGGAGGGACCGGCCAGAAAGTCACCCAGCTTTTCGGCTGCGCGTCGGGCGGCTTCATCCAATACTCCGTCCTGCCCTTCTACGATGCCGCGACGGGCAATCTGGCCATTGTCCAGCTGGGCATAAATTTCGAGGGGCCGACGCTCCCGGCGAGCCTTTTCCCCGATGACAATGCGCCGCATCATTACGCCATGCGGTGGCGCGTGCTGTCCGCGACCAAGGCGCTGCTCGAATTTTATATCGACGGGGCGCTGCGATTTTCCAAGGCGGACCTCACTTATGAAGGTACGCTGGCGCAGCCGGATCGGGTCGCGAAGCTGGGCCAGTACTGGAATTACGTGCCCGACGCCATGCGGGGCAGCATCGGGCGGTGGACGCTCCAGCGCCTGGATATCGCAGGCAGCAAGCGCCTCGCCGATGTCATCGCAGCCGACATCGCGGCCGGGCGCGGTCGCTTCGCGTGAAGTGATCTGCGCAGCGCGGCTGTTGTCATACGCCATGCGACAACAGCCGCGCCTCGCCACGCCAGGGATGCGGTCGCAGCGTGAAATCCCATGCGCGACGACAATTCCTTGGACCTGATCGGACAGCTGGCTGGCTATGGCAAGATCGAGTCCGTCGATCTGACGGCGGGCCTGATCACCGTCGCCCAGGGCGATGTCGTGACCGGCCCCATTCGCTGGGCCATGGGCGGCGGGGGCGGGACCAAGGTCTGGAGCCGACCGAAGAAGGGCGAGCAAGTCCTGGTCATCGCGCCCGAAGGCGATATCGCCGGCGCGATCGCGCTGCGTGGCGTGCATAGCCTGTCCTTCCCGCCGGTCGGCGATCCCGATCGCGAAGTCGTCGAATTCGAGGACGGCGCAGTCGTCGCCTATCACCCCGGCACCCATGCGCTTTCCGTCATGCTGCCCCCCGGCGCGACGATCGCGATCGACGCGCAAGGCGGCCTGACGATCAAAGGCCCCGTCACGATTGACGGTCCCGTCGACATCAATGGGACCGTCACCGCCAGTGACGATGTGGTCGCGGCGGGCAAGAGCCTGAAATCGCACATTCATGACAAGGTACAGGCGGGCACGGGCGTCTCGGGCAAGCCGCTATGACCGGCATGGACGCCGAAACTGGCAAGCCCCTGTCCGGCACCGCGCATCTTGCGCAGTCGATGGGCGATATCCTTTCGACGCCGATCGGCTCGGTCGTGATGCTGCGCGATTACGGCTCGGCGCTCTTCGAGCTCGTCGACGCACCCGGCAATGCGCTGACCAGGTCGCGCGTCTACGCGGCGACCGCGACGGCGCTGGCGCAGTGGGAGCCGCGGATCCGCGTGACCCGCATGTCGCTGACCTTTGACGACGCACGATGGCCGCTGACCGTCGAGGGCGAGCGCACCGACACCGCCGGGGCCAGCGATTTTGTCCGCCTCACCATCCCCCTCCGTCCCGTCACCTCCTGAGGATATCGCAATGGCCTTTCTCCACGGCATCAATGTCAGCGAGCCGCTGACCGGCGCTCGCCCCATTCTGGAGCGCTCGACCGCGATCATCGGCCTGGTCGCCACCGCTGGCGCGGCGGTCGGCGATCCGACGACCAAGCTCAACGCCGCTTTCCCGCTCGACCGACCGACCCTGATTACCGATGTGCGCAGCGCGATCGGCGCGGCCGGGACCACCGGCACGCTGCGCCAGGCGCTGGAGGCGATCGCCGACCAGGGATCGCCGATCGTCATCGTGGTCCGCGTCGCGGTCGGCGCCGACGCCGCAGCGACCACCGCCAATGTCCTGGGCGGCATGGTCGCCGGGAAATATACGGGGATGCAGGCGCTGCTGGCGGCCGAGGCCCAGCTGGGCATCCGCCCGCGCATCCTCGGTGCGCCCGGCCTCGATACCGAGGTCGTCACCAACAAGCTGCTGACCATCACCAAGCTGCTGCGCGGTTTCGCCTATGCGTCCTGCGACGGTGTCACTACCGTCGGCGCGGCCATCGCCTTCGCCCAGGGCTTCAATGCCCGCGAGCTCATGCTGATCTGGCCGGAGGCGACTGGCTGGAAGGGGCAGGGCGTGGCGACCGCACTCGGCCGCCGCGCAATGATCGACCAGGAGATCGGCTGGCACAAGTCGCTGTCCAATGTCCCGATCGCGGGCGTCTCCGGCCTGACCGCCGATGTGCATTTCGACATCCGCGACATGTCCACCGACGCGGGCCTCCTCAATGAGGGGCAGGTGACGACGATCGTCCGCATGAACGGCTATCGCTTCTGGGGGAATCGCACGACGTCGGACGAGCCGCAATGGGCCTTCGAGACGGCGGTCCGCACGTCGCAGGCGATCCAGGACGCGATCGCCGAGACGCTGGCATCCTTCATCGACAAGCCGATGACCGAGGGCCTGGTCCGCGACATCGAGGAGACGGTCAACGCCAAGCTGGCGCAATGGGTCGCCGAGGGCCGCCTGATCGGTGGCCGGTGTTGGTTCGACAGCGCTGCCAACCCCGCCGCCCAACTGGCGGCGGGCAAGCTGGTGATCGATTACGATTTCACCCCCGTCGCGCCGCTGGAGGGGCTGCAGCTGAATCAGCGCATCACCGACAAATATTATTCCGGCTTCGGCGACATGCTCGACGCCGCGACCGCCTGATCCGCTCCCCCGTCCCGCACCCGCTGCCCACTTTTAGGATCCGCGACCCATGTCCGCACTTCCCTCCAAGCTCAAGAATTTCAACGCCGCCCTCAATGGCACGTCCTACCTGGGCGTGATTGGCGAGATCACCCTGCCTAAGATCGTCGAGAAGGTCGAACAGTGGCGGGGCGGCGGTATGCTCGGCGAAATCGATATCGGCCTCGGTCTCGAAAAGATGGAAATGGAGCTCAAATTCGGCGGCATGGTCGCCGAGCTCCTGGGCCAGGTCGGCCGCCCCGGTGTCGGTGGCACCCTGATCCGCTTCAATGGCGCATACCAGGAGGATGCGGCCGGGGCGGTGAAGCCCGCCGAGCTCATCGCGCGCGCCAAGATCCCGGAGGTCGATCCGGGCTCGGCCAAGGTCGGCGACAATACCGAATGGACCGTCAAGGCCACCCTTTCCTACCTGAAATGGTCGGTATCGGGTCGACGTATCCTCGAAATCGACGTGCTCAACTCGATCTGGATTTCGAACGGCGTCGATATCTACGCGGCCATTCGCGCCGCCATGCTGATCTGACTATGTGTCGGATCGCGCTCATGGCCGTCGCGGCGCTGGCGATCGCGGGATGTGATCGCCAGCCCGATCATGCCGAATGGCAGACCCGATGCATCGCCTCGCATACCGAGATGAAGCCGGACCTGCTGTTCTTCCCCGATGGCCGGGGCGGCATGTCGACGATGCCGACCGTCACCCCTGAAGACCATTGCGACAGCTGGGGGCGTGTGTGCGTGCCCGGCCGCGATGGCTCCACCGCGTGCCCCTCTCTCTGAAGGATTTCCCATGTCGACCGAGATCAAGACCGTCCCCCTCGAAACCCCTCTGAAGCGTGACGCGGGCGCGCTCGAGGCGCTGTCCTTTCGTCGCCCCGTGTCTGGCGATTACCGCGGCCTGTCGATCGCCCGCCTCGGCCAGCTGGATTATGACGAAGTCCGCAAACTGCTGCCCCGCATCTCGATGGACGGCCTGATCGTCGAAGAGGTCGACCGCATCGACGGTGCCGACCAGCTGGAGATTTGCGCCGAACTCACCGATTTTTTGTCGGTGAAGCGCCGGAAGGCGGACTCCCCGACGATGTAGAATCGTGGATGGCGGATATCTTCGCCATTCTCCCCGGCCTGCGGCTGGAGACTCTCGACGCCATGCACCTGGCCGAGCTGATGCGCTGGCGACGACAGGCCGAATTGCGCACGCCCAAGGATCGCTGATTTGGACCGCTCCCTCGCCCTTTCCGTAACCTTTTCGGCCTTTGACCGCCTGACGGCCCCGCTGCGCCGCATGGCGGCGGGGGCGCGGTCGACCGGCAATGACATGGCGGAAACCCGCAAAAAGGTCCTGCAGCTGGAGCGTAGCGCCAGCCGCCTGAAGACCTTTCAGGAGGCGACGAAGAAATTCGAGGGGACCGAGCGAGAGCTTGCCCAGACCCGCCAGCGCATGGACGAATTGCGGACCAGCATGGAGGGGGCCTCTGGCCGGACCGGCCATCTCGCCCAGCAATTCGCGGCGGCCGAGCGGCGGGCCGCGCGCCTGGCCGACCAGATGGAGCGCCAGCGCACCCGCATGGATGCCCTGGGCACCGAGCTATCCGGCGCGGGTGTCGATATCCGCGATCTGGCGGCGGAGGAGCGCCGCCTTGGGACCGAGATCGATCGCACCAACGCCCAGCTGGAGGAACAGCGGCGCCTGGCCGAACGCGCCGATCGCGCCCGGGCGCAGGGCGAAAGGATGCGGGATGTGGGGAGCCGCATTTCCGACGCTGGCGTCAAATCGACCGCGCTGGGCGTCGCCAGCGCCGCGCCGCTCGCCGTCACCGCCAGTGCCGCGATCCGGTACGAGACCGCGCTGGCGGGCGTGAAAAAGGTCGTCAGCGGCACCGACAAGGAAATTGCCCAGCTGAGCGAGTCGATGCTGGCGCTCAGCACGCGCGTCCCCATGAAGGCCGACGCAATCGCCGAGATCGTCGCAGCCGGGGCGCAGTCCAATATCGCGCGCCAGGAGCTTGTCCAATTCGCCGAGGACGCCGCGAAGATGGGCATCGCCTTCGACATCGAGGGCGGCGAGGCGGGCAAGATGATGGCCGCTTGGCGCGCGGCCTTCGGGCTGAATCGCGCGGGCGTTGTCCAGCTGGCCGACCAAATCAATCTGCTCGGCAATAAGGCAGGCGCGCCCGCTACCGTCATTTCGGAAATTGTCACCCGCATTGGCCCGCTGGGTGGCGTCGCCGGGCTGGCGTCCGGCCAGATTGCCGCAATGGGGGCGACCCTCGCCTCGATGGGGATCGAAAGCGAGATCGCCGCGACCGGCATCAAGAATACGATGCTGGCGCTGACCAAGGGCACTTCTGCGACCAAGAGCCAGGAGGCGGCGTTCAAAAAGCTGGGCCTGAGCGCGGTCAAGGTTTCGAAAGATATGCAGCGGGACGCGGCCGGGACGATCACCGACGTGATGCGTCGCATCGGCAAGGTGCCGAAGGCGCAACAGGCCGGTATGCTGACCGAGCTTTTCGGGTCGGAATCGGTCGGCGCGATCGCGCCGCTGCTGACCCAGCTGGATCGCCTGTCGACCAATCTCAAAATGGCGGCCGACCGGACGCAATATGCCGGGTCGATGCAGGCCGAATTCGACGGCCAGAATGCCACGACGGCCGCCGGGCTGGACCGCCTGCAGAATCGCGTCGACCGGCTGAAGATCCGGCTCGGCGACCAGTTGCTGCCCGTCGTCGAGCGGGTGGGCGACAAGATCGGTAAGCTGGCCGACCGGATGACCGAATTCGCCGATCGCCATCCTGCTGTGACCAAGGCGGTCATGGTCGGCGCAGCCGTCTTGAGCGCCGCCATGGTCGTGATCGGCGGCCTGGCCGTGGCGATCGGCACGACGCTGGGGCCGCTGGCCTATCTCGTCACCGCACTGCGGACGCCCGCCGCTGCGGCCTCGATCATGCAGCGCGCGTTGCAGATGCTCTTTGCGCCCTTCCGCCTGCTCTTCGGCCTGGTCCTGCGGCTATGGCCGCTGCTGCGCTTCCTGGGCGGCGGTTTCGCCACCGTGGCGCGCTTTGCATGGATGGCGATCGCCGCCATCGCCGGGCTGATCGGCGCGCCGGTCTGGGCGGTAGCGGCGATCACGGCTGCGGTCATCGGCCTGGGCGTGCTGCTCTATGTCTACCGGGACAAGATTTTTGCTTTCGGTAAGCAAGTCCTGTCCGCCTTCCAGAATATGCCCGCGATGTTCAAATATGCGGGGCAGATGATGATGGAGGCGCTGCTGACCGCCTTGTCGCCGGGGCGCCTGGTCGGGCACCTGGTCAGCCTGGGGCAGAAGGGCATCGCCGCGTTCAAGGCGGTGCTCGGCATCCATTCGCCCAGCCGCGTCTTTGCCGCAATGGGTGGCCATATCATGGGCGGCTTGAGCCAGGGCCTGACCCGCGACGCCGCTCGGCCGGTCGGCCTGGTCCGCGACACCGGCAATCGCTTGACCCGCGCGATGGCGATCACCGTCGCGGCTGGATCGCCCGCCGCTGCTGCTGGCGCGGCGACGGCACCGCCGGGCTATCGCCCGCCGCCACCGGGGATGACCGTCCATATCGCCAGCCTGACCATCCACGCCCAACCCGGGCAGAGCGGCGCGGATCTGGCGCGCGATTTCCGCAAGGAGCTTGAAAAGACCGAGCGTGACCAGGAGCGCCGCGCGCGCAGCGCGTTCGTGGACGACGAATGATGGCAAAGCTCGCCTCCCTCGGCCTTTTCGTCTTCGACGCCAGCACCTTCCCCTTTTCCGAGATCGGCCGACGCCAGGACTGGCGCTTCGGCGCGGCCCCACGTCTGGGCGATCGTGACGCCATCCAATATCTCGGCCCCGGTGATGATCTGGTCACGCTGACCGGCGCGATCGTGCCCGAGGCGGGCGCGCGATACGGCTCGATCGCGACGCTGACCACCATGGCTGACCAGGGCGAGGCCTATCCTTTCGTCGACGGCTCCGGGGTGGTGTGGGGTAGCTTCGTCATCCTGTCACTCGATCAGCGTCGCCGCGCGCTTCTAGTCGACGGCGTCCCCCGTATGATCGATTTCACCGTCGAGCTCCGGCGCGTCGCATGAGCTTCGTCCTGCCGATCGCCGATTTCCGCCTGACCCTCGCCGGTCGGGATCTTCGCGGCGATATCTTCGCGGCCGTCGCCGAGGCGCTGGATATCACCGCGAAGGTCCGGCCGCGCCTTCTGTCCCTCACCCTCACCGAAAAGCGGGGCGGCGAGGCCGACCAGCTGGACATCCTGATCGACGACTCGGACGGCGGGATGGACCTGCCCGCAAAGGGTGCGGCGCTGCAGCTGAAGCTCGGGTGGCGTGCAGGCAGCATCGTGCCTGTTGGCTTGGTCGACAAGGGCCGCTTCCTGGTCGACGAGGTGGAATGGTCCGGCGCGCCCGATCAAATCCGTATCACCGCCCGCTCGGCCGACCTGACCAATAGCTTTCGCGTGCGACGGGAGCGCAGCTTTCGCGACACGACGCTTGGAAAGATCGCGCAGGATGTGGCGAAGGCTCATGGCTGGACCAGCCGGATTGACCCGGCGCTGGTGGCGATCGCCGTCCGTATCCTGGGACAGAGCCACCAGAGTGATATGGCCCTGCTCCGCCGCCTCGGCCGCGAACATGACGCGGTCGCTACCGTCAAGAACCGGACGCTGATTCTGTCGCCTATCGGTAAGGGCGCGACTGCGACGGGGCGGGCATTCCCTGCCATCGCGATCACGAGGCGCGATGGCAGCGGATTTATGTATCGTGAAGTTGACCGATCTGCTGGAACGGGTGTGGAGGCGCGCTGGCATGACCAGGAGAGCGGCGATCGCAAAACGGTGAAGGTTGGCGGCGGTGACGGCAAGGGGACAGCCCATCGCCTCCGCCGGGTCTATCATACCGAAGCGGAGGCACGGGCCGCTGCCAAAGCCGCAAAAAACCGCAATACCCGCGCGGAGGGCGAGTTTGAAATCGCGCTCGGTTATGGTCGCCCCGACTACCAACCCGAACAGCCCGTGAAGCTCGGTGGCTTTAAGCGACAAGTCGACGCCCGGCGCTGGATCATCGCCGAGCTATCCCACAGTCTCGACGGATCGGGCGGGCTGATGACCAAGTTGAAGCTCGAAACCGCCGGATAGCGCATCCCGCGCTTGACCGAATCATGTTCCCTATGCGTTCTGGGTCCGCATGGGTTACAAGCGGTGCGATACGATCAGCGATGCCACGGGGCTGGGGGTGATATTCATCATCATTTGCCGCCGCTGCCACCGGCTACGCCGCGTCGCCGCGCTGCACTTTTCCGGCTTCATGGGCGGGCCGAATGTCCACCGCGAAACGGCCATTTCCGATTTGCGTGACCGCCTCCTATGCCGGGGCGAGGGGGATGTCGCCGGGTGCGGCCATCGCGGCGCGTTCCTGTATATGACGCTGCCGGAATTTCTCCAGGTCTCCGACGACCATTATCTGCGCTGGGCGATGGAGGAGGCCACCCGGCGCCGACGAGGGCGGGGATGGCGATGAGGGACGATCCCAGCTGGATGTCCCTGGGCAATATGCGGGGGAATGGCGTCCGCCATGTCATCGCCTGGTGCGGCTGCGGCCACCGGGCGTCGCTGAATGCAGATCGCTGGCCGGACAGTCGCAAGGTGCCCGGCCTGCTCCGCAATATGCGCTGTACCCAATGCGGGGCCAGGCCCCGCCTGGTTGTCCCCGACTGGCAATGTCGAAGATCTAATTGAGCAGTTACGCGATCTTAGCTTTTGAAGCTATTTCAGATGGGATGCCAATAGTGCCCCCAAAAGCATCTATTGCACTGCCTAATATGTTCGAGAAATGATCTGCCTCGTCCGCATTCATTTCCTCATGAGTCGCTATCCCCCAGTATCTTGAAAACAAGGAAGTCGAAATCATATATACCTTTCCATTAGGTATTATGGCTCCGATATCTTCCAAATCTCCAGAAGTTAGCCGTTTGTCGGTCGAGAAGAAAAATGTGGTGCCAAAGTCACCATGGATTACGCTCGTTAAAGAACTTGATGAGCTGCTTTTGTAATACGATTTGACCGGGCGCGATTGCCTTGAAATTTTTTCACTAAGCTCATCTAGCTTATCGAGGACATATTTATCTAGCGGCACTTGCCGTTCGCCTGGCTTTACGACGTCTACGACAACGTTATCCAAAAATGGTACGTATCCATCTTCGAGGGATGCATTGTATTTTGCTTTTAAAACGTTTGCCAAGTCACTTATAAATTCTTCCATGTCTAGTATGCTGAGGGAAGGGGGGTAATCTAACGCATGGAAATCATGAATATCGAATGGAATGTTTCCACCTTTATTCATGATTACTATAGTGGGCTTTTTTGAAGAGAGGCGAAGGCCAAGTTCCAGCATTACGTTAGGGTTGCTGTCGCTTATGTCGGCTATGACAATAGGAAATTTAAATATGTTTCCTATGATGCGCTTTGAAACGCGGTCGATAGCCGAGTTTTCCCAAACCGGCACCGCTTTGAATCCTGCCTTTTCAATGGCCCTGGTAATCAAGGTGCGAACATCAGCCCAATGCGCAGCTGAGTGATTGACCGTTGCAGAGATAGGCATGATGATTCCGCAGGTTTCCTTACCTGCTTCTTCGTTTCTATCATTGTCCAGATTCGAGCGATCGTCACCCATTGCCTTGCCCCCTTACTGTATATCACAGTCCCTCAGGATCGGCGTCCCGGCCATTTCCGTCACGCTCTTGCACAGCAGCTTGATGGCCGCGCCCTTGCTCAGGCTGGAGGCGCGCGCCTGTGACGCCTTTGTCAGATTGGCATGGGCCGACATGAATTCATTGGGCGTGCTCAGCATCACGACCGGGTCATTGCCGAAATCGAGGTCGATGGATTTGATCGTGCCGCTGACCAGCAGGGGGGACGATCCATATTGCTGCTGGGCGGCGGCCTCATTGGCTTCATAGGCTTTGAAAAGCTCGGTCGCCGTCACGGCGATCGGCGCGGCCGACGTGTCCGCTGGCGCTGCCGCATCAGTGCCCGCCCCGGAATTGCCGCCGGTCGTGTTGCTGCCGATCACGTACAGCACCACGAGGATCGCGATCACGACCAGGCACCCGATACCGGCCTTGGACGCGGGCTTGCGCGCTGGCTCGGCGGCATCCGGTGGCGTCGGCGTCGCGTTGAGAAGCGCGGCCTTCTGCGCCTCGAATTCGGTCTGGGTCAGGACGCCCTGGTCGCGCAGCTGCGCCAGGCGCGCCAATTCTTCAGATACATTGGTCATGATATTCCCCCGTTGATCCCGTCAGTCGTTCGCGATCGCCACCATTTCGGGTGCATCGTCACGAAATCCCCAGAAATCCGCCACCCGGGCAAAATCAGGTATGACTTTGCACGGATGGCGGCGTTTGGCGCACCCCGCCAAGCGCCTCTTAATGCATGAATTTCCGTTCATTTCGCCGCGTACCCAGGCGATCGAAATAAGCATCCATCTTCGCCCGGCCGGGATCCCTCAATCGGATCCCGCCCGTATCGTCCCGCGTGGCCAGGCCCTGCGATATCATCCAGCCGATATAAGGCTCGGCGATCGCCGTCTCCACATTGGCGGCCACGATAAGCTCGTCCCGGGTGGCCACCCGGCCTTCGGCATCCGCGACATAGAGCACCAGCAACATGTCCCAAGCGGGCTCGCCGAAGCCGCCTTCTATGCCCTCGAAGGCCGCATCCCGTTCGCGCCGGGCCGCATACATTTGCGCCGCGATCCGCGCCCGATCGGCGCGGATCATGGCCGGTCCACCGTCAGGCGACGACCGGATGGCTGTTCGTCGCCTTCCAGGCGGGCTCGATTACCCCGGCCGCGCGCCGATCCCGATAGCGCCAGGCGCCGATCGCCGTCGTCACCACGATGGGATAGGCCCATATCTGCGCCTGAAAGGCGTAGCCGGTGGCCTGCATGGTCGGGTCGACCAGCTTGGCCAGATGCGCCACCACGGCCGCCAGCTGCCACCCCGCGACCCATTGTGTCCAATGCCGCGTCGATCGCCAGGCCAGCAGCGTCAGTGCCAGGAAAAGGCCCGCATCGACCATCAGCGATCCGACTTCGACGGTCGCATAGCTGCTGCCGTCGATCGTGCGATGGACCAGCTCGTCCAGCGCGAATGCGACCAGATACAGCCCGGCCGCGATCCGCTCCGGCGCGCCACCGCGCGCCAGTGCGTACAGACAGGATAGCCCCAGCACCCCGAGGAAGAGAAAGAGGCTCATACGCCGCCCCTTCGGCCTGCCCGTCGTGCCAAGTCAACCCGGCCCGATCAGGCCGCATGGGCGACGACGGTCAGGCCCACCTTGGCTTCGCGCGGCGTGTCACCGTGGTCGCCGAATTCCTGGTCGTCCACGCCCATGGTGTCCTGCACCGCGCGGAACCCGTAATGCGCCGAATGGACCGCATTGCGGGTGTTCATCAGGGCCTGCTGCGCCTGCACGATCTGCGCCAGCGCGTCATGGCCGGTATCCAGGGGCAGGCGGGCCTTTGCGCGCCCTTCGACGGCCGCGATCTGCACCTCGGCCAGCAGCTTGAAGGCGGCGTCGAGATGCGCCTCGGCTTCGCACAGCGGCGCGCCGACCGAGCGGACGACATCGATACGGGTGGCAATTCGCGTCATTCAAGTCTCCCCGGCGGGGGAGACCCCCGCGACTATTGCGTCAGTCGATCGAATGCCTGCAGGACCGGCCGCAGCAGGGGCGAGACCCCCGCTGCCAGCGACACGGACAGCGACAGGAAGATCATGGAGCCGATCGCGATGATCGCGATCTGCCGCAGGACCTGCCCCAGCGACTGTGTATCCGGCTGCCGCGTGCGATTGGGCTGCGGCCAGAAAGGCGTCTTCGTCGACGTCGCCGGGGCTATCGGCGCGGGCGGGGCGGCGACTACCCCCGAAGATTCAGGCCCCTTTTTATCAGGGGGCGTCGTGGGGCCTGATCTGAAGGCGATGGCCGCCGCTTCGCGCCGATCGCGCGCGCCCAGCGTCTCTATCGCCTCCTTGATATACCCGTCGACCGTGGACGAACCGATGCCTAGCTCGGCCGCGATTTCCTTGGACGTGCGGCGCTCCCAGACCAGGCGCAGGCATTCGCGCTGGCGGGGGCTGAGACGGGACGCGGGATCCTGGGTCATGGGCGGCCGGGCATGACAGAGGACGTGTATCGATCCACCCCGGCCTGCGAATATGGGTGTCGGCCGTGCGACATCGCCTGCTCGGTCATCGTGTCGGTACGGGATGAGCGATGGCGGGCATTGCATCGTCTGATGCTGTCGGCTCGATCGGGACCAGGTGCCCCGGCGCACCGAAGTGAAGCTCTCGCACGCGCGACAGCGCGATGGGAAGCATCTCAGCAAGCTGCAGAGCTTGCTCGTCCGGCGTGGCACCCTGATCGACCAGCTTCAACATCCCGTCGAACATGCGCTTCAGCGCCACGGTCGGTGGGAGGACCATCGGCATCATGATCGCAGTCGGTCCCGCTGGCGCGGGTGGGGGCGCGTTTTCGCCTGGGTCGTCCGTCTCGCCGGTAAGGTAATCGACCGTAGTCCCGAGGGTGCGGGCGATCTTATGAAGGTGGACGGATGATTGCGACGTCCCACGCACGAGGGCGTTGATCGTCGGTTGGGTAAGGCCGACCTGCCTAGCCAACCACGATTGGCTTTTACCTAGCAAAGTCAGACGTGTGAGGATGCGCTCGCCAATCATCGGCGCGCCAAACTATAGACAAATTTATAGACCGCCACATAGTCCTCTCATTGACTGACCTATAGATATGTCTATAGTGTCATCTATGGACTCGGGATCGACCATGCATGAAGCGCTGCTGCTGGCAGTCCGCCATCAAGGCGGACAGTCGCAAACGGCGCGGAATCGCGGCGTCACCCAGCCGACGGTCCACTATTGGCTCAACGTCATGAAGAAATGCCCGCCGGAGCATGTAATTGGCATGGAAGAGGATAGCGGGGTATCGCGGCACTTGCTGCGTCCTGACATCTATCCACTCGAGGGAGCTCCAGCTCCGACGCCAGCAGCCCCGCCGTTGATCGTGCCAGCGAACGAGAACGGCGTCTTATGATGAAGCACTCGTCATTTAACCTCTTCCCCCCTTCCGGCCGCTCGCAGACCGGCCGGGAAGCGCGTGGCGGTTTGGCCGTCCTCCGCCCGTGCAAGCCCCGTCTGCGGTTCCCGAGTGCCTGGGTGGGTGCCGATTGTCTCCCAGAATCGGCACCCACTTTTCTGGCCGACCAGTTGGGGCGCTGGCAGGCCGCCCCGCGCCAGCGTGCTGCCTGGCCGGGCGCCCGGCGCTACCCGTCTGCCACCCATTTCGAGGCCCTCGCATGAGCACGTCTCCGACATCCGATTCAGTCGCCAAGGCCTTCGATGAGGCGACACGCTACCTGACGCATCAGTACAAGGTCGGTCCGCTGACCATGGAGCATGTGTTTCGGCCTCACCGCATGACCAATCTATCCGACATGCAAAGTGTGTTGGACGCCATGGAAGCCGCTCTCGACAGCTGCACAGGGGATGCGAAGTGCGCCGCGCTACCGGATCGCGCTGATATTCTGGAGACCATTGAGAATGCGGCGTGCGACTGGCAGGCCAAGGGCTACCCGACCGCTCTGGCAGAGGTGCGGGATATGGCGAATCTGGGCCGCGAATGCGAGGCGCGGGAGGGGCTGACCCCAAGGGCTGCGCTACATGCCGAAATCCGTACCATCGTGGACCAAGCTCTAGACAAGATCGAGTCCGGCGAATGACCGATCGTGATCGTCCGACCCAGGACACCCGCGCCCTGCGCAACTGGAGCGCGATCGGTCATTATCCGAGCAAGAAGCCATTCGTCTTCGGCACCGTGATGCTGCCGCTCGATGCTCGGTATGATGAAATCATGACAGCGTTGCGCGGGAAATGGGCTGAATTCATGCCGATTGATACCCCGCCCGTCTTCGATCCGATCATGGGAATGGTCTGGTTCCAGGCTGATGGCGAATGACCGCGGTTAAGCCCCCCATGACGATCGAGGCAGCGCTGGCGCGCATCGCCGGGCAGCTGGAAGGCAGCTGGGCCGAGATGGCCGAGATCTGCAACCGCGCCCCCGCGACCGTATACGCCTGGGGCAATTCCAATGTGGGCGACTCGATCCCCATGGACTGCGCCATCAAGCTCGACATCGCGTATATGCGCGCGGGCGGGATCGGCGCGCCGATCAAGTCGGTCTATGATTTGAAGGTCGATTGCGCGAACCGCATGGCGTTCGCCGAACAGGCCGAGCTCGCATCGCTCACCGGCAAGCACATCAAGGAAAGTGCCGAAGCGACGATCGCACAGATTCTTTGTCATCAGCCCGGTGCGACACCCGGCGATTTGCGGACGGCCATCCGCGAAACGCAGGAATCACTCGAGGCCACCATGGACACGTTGGCCGCTCTTAAGAAGAGCGCGGGGCTCGATCAGGCGGTCGGCGTGAACGGGGGCTCTTCATGAGCGACGTAGCGAAGAAAGACCAGCGGATGCGCCTGGCCTGCCCGCATTGTGGCAGCGAGACGCGGATCCGCACCAGCCGGACGGTCAGTACGACCTATCGCCAGCTGTACCTCCTGTGCCTCGATCTGGAATGCGGCTTCACCTTTGCCGCCGACCTGACGATCACGCACGGCCTGTCCCCCAGCGCGAAGCCGAACCCGGCCTGCCATCTTCGCATGGCCCCGGCGCGGCACCGCGCGGACAATGACTTGCATCCTTCGCGTCGTCGCGGCCCGGAGGTGCCGCCGCCCGCCGCGAACGAGGACAGCCCGGCCGACGAAGCGACCGTCTAAAAAACGCGCTCTTTCCCTTTCCGTCATCGCCGTCCCGCCGCCACCCCTGCGGCCGGGAACGGCCTTTTGCGTGCCCGAGAAATCCGATGATCCCAGCCCATTTCCACGACCGAGCCGCCCGATGAGCCGCGCTCTCCGCGTCTCGATCAGCATCGCGCCTCTGATCGGCGTCGCCGTCTTCGCAGCGGTCTTCGACCATGCGCGCATCGGCGTCGCCGTACTGGCGGCGGCTTTGTGGCTGATGCTCTGGACCGTCGAAAATCTCCGCGCCGCCATCGAGGAGAAGAAGAAGTGAATTGCCCGCACGCTTCCGGGCGGCCTATTCCGGCCGAGCCGATCCATGTCTTTATCGACGACTTCCAAGCCCCGGCCGCGCGCCTCTGCCGCACCGTCGTCCATGCGCAGGACTGCACCTGTCGCGAATGCCAGCCCGACCGGCTGGATGCCCAGGCGATGGCGCTGCTGACGATCGTCGGCTTCCTGGTCGCCACAGCGATCGCGCTCTTCATCGATCCGACCGGCGTCATCGCCGTGCTGGCCGACATGGTCGGGGTGCCGGCATGAGCCCCGTGCGCGAGACGCTGGCGCGAATCCTCGGTGACTATGTGCTGATCGACGCGGTCGACATCACCGACGACGCCGACCTGATATGCGATCTGGGCCTCGGCTTGGTCGACCTGGTCACGGTGGCGGCGCAGGCCGCGACCAGGCTCAATATCAAAATCGATGGCGCCGAGGCTGCCGATTGGAAGACCTTCGGCGACATGCTGGCCACGGTGGAGGCCCTGACGGACGGCCTGGCCGCGATCACCGCCGCAGAGCACCGCCTGTTCGTCGGTATGGACATGGCCGAGCTCGACGGGCTCACCCGCACCATCAGCCGCCCCATCGAAGCGCTGATCGACGGATGGCCCGCCGACCAGGCAGGCGCGCAGCTGCTCGCGGCGGCGACGCTGCGGGCGCTGCTCATCAATCAGGCGCGCATCATCACCCGCAGCGCCACGACCCTCGCCGATATTCCGGCCCTGCTGATGGGATGCGAGGCGATCGTCCGCGACCGCGTCCAGCAGGCCTCCGACCGTATCCTTTTGGAGATTTCCCGTGGCTGACCAAATCACCGGCATCGATGGCGAAGGCAATGTCACCGCCGACGAACTGCGCCTGCTGATCGAGCGCGCCGAGCGGCTCGAGGAAGAGAAGAAGGGCATCAGCGACGACATCAAGGACGTCTTCGCCGAGGCCAAGGCACGCGGCTACGACCCGAAATCGATCAAGAAGATCATGGCGATCCGTAAGAAGCGGCGGGAGGAGTACCAGGAGGAAGAAGCCATCCTCGCTGTGTACATGAAGGCGCTGGGGATGATCTGATGGAGATCCCCACACATCAGGATATGGAGACGGCCGGGCAATGGCTGATGTCGCATGGCGACGCCTTTGCACCGGCGGCTGTCCGCGACAGTCTGGCCCAGCTGATTGCCGAGGCGCGCGCCACAGGGGGCAACCCGCAAAGCTGGCCGGATATCGGCCCTGATCCTCTGCAAGGCCCCCGCCCGCCCGCCCGTCTGGAGGCATCCCTTGCGATCTGTCGCGAAGGCTATGAGCGCCAGCAAAAGGAAGTGCCCGATCAGACCGTCTTGGTCTGGCGCTGGCATCTTGGCGCACTGATCGAGGCGGCCGCGCGCTGTCTTCGCTTCCACGGTAGCTGGCAGGTCAATGCCCGCGACATCGATGACGGAGCGCCGCGCGCCGTGGCGATCCGTGCCGCCTCGCTGCATTCTTTCATGGCGATCGCCGAGGACATAGCCGACAGCGATAAGGTCCTGTGCTCGGCCTATACCGCCGTCGAGTGGGACTGTCTCGACGAAAACGGCAAGGAATGGGTCGCCGCGATCGTGCGGGAAGCTTTCGCCCGCTCGGCCGAGCGGTAGGGGGCCGAAGCCATGAATATGCCAAATGTCGTCCGACTGGATGCGCGATTAGCGCGCGCCGTCGAGATCGGGCGCGGCATCCGACTGGAGGCCCCCGACCTAGATATCCTGGCAAAGCTCGGCCTGTTCGAGATCACCCACCGCGCCAAGAACGAATTTTTGAAAGAACAGGCAGAATGCCGCGACGCCAGACTCCGGTCTATCAAAGAGGAAAATACTGGCTCGACTTCGACAGGAAGTCAGACGGCACCCTCCGCAGTCCCTACCTCTACATCTTCTGGTACGACCCAGACGCGAAGCGTGAGCGCAGCGCGTCAACGGGTACAGCAGATGAGCGGGTAGCGACGCAGAAGCTCGACCAGCGCTATCTCGCTGATCGCGGGGAAGCGGCGGCTTTCTGTGAAACCTGCGGCCAGCCCCTTACCCAGGCGAAGTCGTACCTGCTGACTGACGCGATCGCCGATTATAATCTGGAGTGGGGCTGCAACCAGGTGTCGGCCGACACGATCGTGTCGCGCCTGAATCACGTCACGGCGTTTCTTGATGCCGAAGAGGCGCGCGGTGCCGAGGGTCGCTTCGGCCTGGCGACGACATGCGAGCTCGCGTGCAGCAAGGTCTTTGTCACCGCATTCCGCGCCTGGTCTCGGCAAGAGCCGGTGGTCTGGAAGAACAAGAAGAGGGAAATCGTCAGAAGTCGGACGCGCTCCCCGGCTGCGACCGAGGCGGCGATCGCGCAACTGATCGCGGTTCTCAATCACGCCGCAAATGCCGAGCCGCCCCGCGTCGACAAGCGCCCGATCTACAAGCCGATCCCCGCCGGTCAGGTGCAGCGCAAACGCCGTACCCGAATCGGGATCGAGGAAATCGCCGAGATGCTGGCCTATGCGGCCGAGCCCGATCGCCAACGGGAATCGCTGCATGCGTTCCTCGTTGCGTCGATCTGTACGCTCGCCCGGCCGGGCGCGGTGGTCGACATCAACGTCGCGCCTGATCGCGGCCAGTGGTGGGCGGGATCGCCCACGATCGACCTCAACCCCGCTGGCCGGGCGCAGAATAAAAAGCACCGTGCGCTGCTGCCGGTCGTGCCGCTGCTCGACCGCTGGCTGCGCGAAGAGCTTGCCCGGTATCAGGGGCTATCGCCCAAGGATCGCGAGGGCCGAGGCTGGCTGGTCAACTATTACGGTAAGGCCGTCCAGGACGTCGACCGCGCCTGGGACTCGATGCTCCGCAACCTCAAGATGCCCGAGACCAAGGAGTGGAAAGCCTATGTGCTGCGCCACAGCCTGGCGACGCTCGTCCGCAATCGCGGCGCGGAGCGCTGGGATCTGGAAGGGTTCATGGGGCACCGCTCTGGCAGTCAGACCGAAACCTACGCGATCGGCGAATTTCCGACCGTAGTGACGGCGCTGGAGAGCATCATTTCCGATTTGGACGCTCTGAAGCCTGGTGCGCTGTACCGGACTGTCACCGGAGCCAGCCAATCCTACGCCTTCGGGAAGGGAGAATAAAATGACGTAATTTCAATATGTTGGGGATGGTGCCGCTTACAGGACTCGAACCTGTGACCCCCGCATTACGAATGCGATGCTCTACCAACTGAGCTAAAGCGGCCCGTCTCATGAACCGGCTGGTGTCCGGTCAGGTGGGGGCGCTTAACAGGTCGGTGGGGGGCTGGCAAGCGGCTTATGTGGGGGTGGGGCGATCTTCACCTGTGGTTAACG